TTCCACAGTAGTATTTATTTTGTACAGTCAAAAAAATAGGCTGTTCCCAGCCTACTTTTTAGTAAGTAAAAGTTTATTTTAAACTTTCAAAACCTTGTTTATCATTTCCTAACGAGTATTGTCCTGAACCATAAACAACTTCACTTAGTGTTCCACCGTCGTTAACAAAATATGTTTCAGAACCTAAGTTTCTTTCATCTTCTGAAACTTCACTGCCACCAAATAAACTTACTGAGAAGTGTCTGTTATATTTGGTATTATCGCTTTTAGTTGCTGTTAAAATAAAGTTATAAATTGTTGTATTACTCATTCCGCCTGTAACACTTGTATTTGCAGTAATGTTCCAACCTGCTGATGCATTACCACTTAAAGTCAATGCTGGTGGTAGTGCGGCAAAGTCTGAACTTGCAATATCTGTTACAGTATTAGCAACATTTAAACTAATATCAATGTCGCCTGCTCCTGATAGTAGGAAGTCTCCTAAGTTACCAGCGGCTGTGTTCCATACTGTTGCATAGTATTCGTTTTCTACAAACACAATATTATTTGGTGTTGAACTATATAATCCTGGATCTTGGAAAAGCAATCCGGTTAGTGATTGTTCAATAATTAATTCTTTTAGTGCATCTGCAGTTGCTTTACCACTGTCATATCTTTGAGATACCATTGCACCTATTCCTGCAACTATGGCACATGAAATACTTGTACCGTTACCGTTTGCCTTAAGATCATCTCCTGTAACACCTGTGTAGTTTCCTACTTCGACTCTATTACTAATATCTGCATAGTTTACACCAACACCTGGAGCAAATACGTCAACTTCTTCACCACCATTTGTTTGTAGTCCTGAACCTTGTTCAACTACTGTTCCTGCATCATTTGAAAATGCTGGTACGTTATCTGAACTGTCACTAGCACCTACTGTTAAAATATCATTGATACCTGCTGGTGAAAAATTATCAACATCTCCACCGTTGTTACCTGCCGCGGCAACCATTAAGAAACCTTGTCTATTGTGCATCCATGATACATATCTGTCTAGTACTTGTGATTTTGAAAAACTCCATGCCATACATACTGTTGAAGCACCACGTCTGTTACCATCACTAGTATCATCTGCAAGTACATCGTGGAAAGCAATCGCTTTGAAGGAATTTAGTACATTTTCTAATTTTATTGCTCCACTGTCAACTGATGAGTCTGATATTTTTACAATACCTATTGAGGCGCCACCGGCTACACCGTATGTAGCACCATTGATCAAACTAGCCATCGCTGTTCCATGACCGTGTCTGTCTGTTGTATCGTAATCTGTTGCTACCTTTCCGCCTTCGATAAATTCTGCAAAACTGTTTGGACTTGCTGTTACTGAAAATACAGGTTCAAAAGATTTGCCTGAAAACTCTGGGTGTCCTGTATCTACACCACTATCCATTAAGTATACTGTACTACCAGCACCTGTGTACACAGGGTCATATGTTGTTCTTAGTGGTAAGTTTCTTGTTACTAATCTTTGTTTGTGCCATTCGCTAGTGTCTTCACTAATTAGCAATGTGGCATCTGCTTGGTCGGTTACATTCTCTGATGCAACGTAATTTGCTAAAGACGTAATATCGCCTATGCTTGATTCTTCTATATCAATCTTATACATTCCAACGACAGAATGATCAAAATTTGCATCTATTGTAGCACCTGCTCCTGTTAATGCAGATTCTGTAGCACTTTTATTAAAGTTTGCCGAATCTCCGTCTATGTACTGATGTTCGAATGATACTATATATGATTTAACAGCCATTTTATTATCCCTTCAAAATATTAATTATTGGTAAATCCTTAAACATGTCCACATTACGTTTAAGTAATGGTTTCCTAAAATGCTTATCAAACACTTGCAGATAAGGATCGTTACCTATATATTTATCTGCATACCATATTTTCAGTGCCTCGAAACCTGTAAATTTGACAGACTTTTTTCCAACACATTTAAATATATTTTTATAAAGATATTCTTTGATATTGCATTCTTCTTCCTGCCACATTACACTGGTAGTACTATCTTGGAAGGTAGAACCTCTACTTACATCTCGGCCATATAGTTTATTTAATTGTGTAAAATACTTTGTTGACAATTTATCTATATACACATGGCTTCTAAAAAAATTAAATATACTGCCGTCATTACGCAAGTCTAGTGCGTGTCTATATGTTAAATATTTCGAGTGCAATCTATCTATGAACAAACCATTGTTATTGCCAATATCCATTGATACATTTGGTGCACTAGATGTTTCTAAAATAGGCCCATCGATGTCTTCAAATACTTTTAATAAAGGTAAAAATTGCGGTGTAACACAATGATATTTTTGTGCTACTTCTAAAAATTTACCACTATCAAAAAAATCTATAATATCAAAATCTATTACAATAGTGTCATCAGGTATGTTTTTTATTTCGTAATCGTTAAAGGTTATTCCTTGAGATCTATAACGTACACAATAGGGTTTAAACGCAATATGCTTACGTTTAAGCAACTCGTATTGTGTTGTGCTGTCAAGACCACCACTTACAAATATATTTGGTTTAATTGCTTCTAATTTATCTCTGTATACACTTTCAAATAATTCATCATAGTCTTTGTAATCAAAATCTTTTTCTATCATGGATATTATATACTCATGATCAGTGTCATTGACTGCAAAATTATCAATATTTTTAGATGCAATTTTATTTTTTATATTTGATGCCAAACCAAAACCGCGTATGTCCTTTTTATATTCAGATAAGCAGTCTATACTGTCTAGTTCAGATGTTTTAATTTTATGATAAGTGCGATTGTCAAACTCGCAACTGTTATTAAATAGTTTATCCAATGTTCGTTTTACTTGCGCCACCGGCTATACCGTGCATACAAGAGGCTTTATCGATACCTACTCTAGCGGCTGGTAGGCCTTCTATATTTACTTTACTTGAACCAGATGCTATCTTAGGATTGGAATGAGGTGAGTCGCCATGCCCTGCCACTGTGTCGCCTAATCTTGCTGGAGCAATACCTTCTATGTTGGTTTTTGAAGCACCTGATGTGATAGGTCCTCCTGCAATTGATGTTCCTTTTAGTGCGGCTTTTGGCATAGTAATATTATTTATCATAATAAATAGTAGTATGAAACTAGATTGGACCCATAATCAAGCAGAAGGTTTTATCTACTGCGAAATAGATAATATTACATACAAATCATATAATGGCGGCGATAATATCCTTAAAATTATTGACGGTAATGAAGTTAGTAACATGGGGAAATATGATCATGACGACCCATGGGAAGTTGAAAAACAATGGATTAGTGATAATTATTCAGACAGATTTGGCATATATGAACCTTTTATGGCCGGTCCACAACTAATGGAACAATGGCATAATGACCATCCAGAATATACCGAGGCGTTTCCTGCCTATGGTTTATTAGAAGGTAGATATTTAGACCGCTTACAGAGAGATTCTCATGTGCAAGTGGGCAAGGATATGATTACTGTATTATATGATCCTGCTGAAAAACTTCACATTGAGTGGGACAAGCATGGTACTGATAAATTCTATCGTAGAGAATGGTGTGAAGAAAATAATAGTTTCTACAATGTTCAACCTTGTTGTGTTTTTCCTAATAATCCTGGAAGGACTGAATTAAGCGACGAGGTAAAGACTTCTATGATTGAAGAAAATAAATTAGACTTGTCTATTATTTAAGCCTTTGCTAAACTAATACCTGTCGTACCTTCAAGATACTGATCAGCAAGATCCTTTAGTGTATCCATAGTGCAAAATACTTTTTCATTTGAAATAGTAATTTCTTTAGAAGCATCAGCACTAAACAACCACGGCATTAATCCTAATCCTTGTTGAGTAATTTGTACTGCCATAGGCTTTTCTATTGTGATACCATTTTCATCTTGACTGATAAAACGTGTAATGATTTCTGTATCGCTGGTTAATTTGATTGTGACAACGTCACCTTTTGTATGAGATTTATTTACTAACATGTGTTCCTCTGTGTGTGAATATTTATATTATAATGAAAAGCCGCTAAAGGATTCTTTGTCGACATCTTGTTTTGTACCACCAATTACATAACTGCTTATTTCAGTTTCTTGTGGTGCTACTTGGACTTCGCCACCTGTAATCCATGCTTGAGTCCAAGGTAACGGATTAGTGCCTGTGTTAAATATTTTTTCTTGTCCTACGGCATGCATTCTTTTACCTGCAATGTATTCTACATATTGTTTTAATAGTTCTGCATTTAATCCAATGATACTACCATCTTTAAACAAATAGTCCGCCCAATTCTTTTCTTGCTCTACAGCATCTAAAAATAGTTGTGTACATTCATCATATGTTTCATTGCGTATTTTTTCAAAGTCTTTGTCTTCGCGTGGTAAAAGTTTTAGCATTTGTTGTGTACTTGCTAAGTGAACGTTTTCATCTCTAGCAATTAGTTTGATAATTTTTGCATTACCTTCCATTTTCTTAAGTTCTGCAAAGGCCCAACTACATGCAAAACTAACATAAAAACGTACACCTTCTAAAATGTTTACACTCATTAGGCACATCCAAATACGTTTTTTGTGTTCGTACTCGCTGTATTTAGAACTGCCGTTTTCTCTAAGTCTGTTATATTCAATTAATGAATCGTAGTATTGTGTTATACTGTCTGAACAATCAATAATTTCTTTAATGCTCATCATTTCATCAAACACTTTACTAGGATCTGGGTACACATTTCTAATAATATGTGTATAACTTTTACTGTGAATAGTTTCTGAAAATGCCCATGTTTCGATCCATGTTTCTAATTCAGGTAAACTCACAATTGGTAGTAATGCCAAGTTAGGTGATCGTCCTTGTACACTATCTAACAGTATTTGTCTTTTTAAATTACTAGTGAAGATATGTTGTTCAAAGTCTGTTAAGTCTTTAAAATCCTTGCTGTCTTTGGTAATATCAACTTCTTCTGGACGCCAAAAGAAACCTAATTGTTTTTCTGTAAGTTTATCAAACTGTCTATATTTTAAAACATCAAATCGCTGAATGCCCATGTCTTCTGATAGAAACATTTTACTTTTGTCAGTATATTTTGATTTAGTATTAAGTACGCTCATTAAATTTTACAACTCTCACAGTCTTCATCATCGATTTCCCCCATTGGCAAATCTTCTAGTTTATCATCTTTGTTAATATCAATCTCACCTTGTCCGTCATATGTATTATTGTAGTATAACTGTTTACCACCATACTTATAAAACATAAGAAGATCCTGGATCAGTACGCTCATTGGTACTTTTTCATCTTCGTAGTGCTCTGGATTGTATGATGTATTTACCGAAATTCCCTGATCTATGTACTTTTGAAGTACAGCCATTATTTTTAAATATCCTTGTGGCGACTTTTGATCCCACAGTAAGTCATACTTGTTTTTATAGTAAGGAAAGCCAGGTACTACTTGCTTTAATACACCGTGTTTACTTTGCTTGATACTAATGTATCCACGTGGTGGCTCAATTCCATTCGTGCTATTACTAATCTGTGCTGATGTTTCAGCAGGCATAAGTGCCATTAACGTGCTGTTTCTTATACCATGCTCCTTCAAATTCTTTCTAAGTTCTTTCCAATTTTGTCTTTCTTTATGTGGTACTAATTCGTCGACATCTTTTTTGTATGTTTGGTTAGGAGTAATGCCTGAACCGTATTTTGTTTCGTTTGTGCCTGAACATTTGCCTTTTTCCATTGCTAGTTTGTTACTGGCTTTGATTAAACTATAACTCCATGCCTCTGCCCACTCGTCAATTAGTTCCAAGTTTGGCTCTTGATATGTCATGCCATGCTTTGCCATCCAATATGCAAAGTTAATAATACCAATTCCCAGTGGTCTTCTCTTCATTGTGCTGAGTTCTGCCGCCAATACTGGGTATTGTTGATAGTCTAATAGTTCGTCTAAACCCCTAACTGCAAGTTTACATACTTTGTTCATTTCTTCAAAGTCTTTGATAACACCCCAATTTACTGCACTCAATGTACACAAACTGATCTCGCCCTCTTCATCATTGATATGTGTTAGTGGCTTAGTGGGTAAATTAATTTCACAGCATAAGTTACTTTGTCTAACTGGTGCTACATCTTCAATAAATGCACCATGTGTGTTAGCATGGTCGACGTTCATTAAGTAAATTCTACCTGTGTCTTTGCGTTCTTGAACGAACGCAGAAAACAATTCAATAGCAGGAATAGATTTTTTCCTAATGCTAGTTTTACGTTCAGCCGCTTCGTATAATTCTTTAAATTTGTCTTGATCAGCAAAGAAACTTTCGTATAATTCGGGTACATCTTTAGGCGAGAACAATGTAATGTTACCGCCACTTATGAGTCTTTCGTACATTAGTTTGTTAAACTGTACACCGTAGTCCATGTGTCTAACACGATTGTCCTCTGTACCTTTGTTGTTCT